CCACCAGATTCAAAACCACTTTGAGGTGAAAAGAACTCATTCAAATACTCCAGAACCTGACCGGTCAAAGACCTGTCAGAAAATTTTCTGAAGTACAACAACAAAACAGCACCAGCCGACATAAAGTCGGTTGTGCCCTGCAATGCAACAAGCAAAGCAACCAAGCCTTCCACATGCGAGATGACTTCATCAGTCATTTTCTCTCCAGCATAGGAAGACAAACTAGTAAGAATGGCGTCAACGCTAGACACCCACTCTTGACCAAAATGAGGCGCAAAATCATTACAATTAGAAAGATCCAAAATATCATAAACTTCCTGAAGGATCTTATCGCGAACATTAGGTCGCTCAAACGAATTGTTTCTTGTGCGTTTCTTACCCACAAGCCAAGGATTCACACAAGACTTGTGATATTTCGTTGCCCTCTTTTCCGCACATTTCATACGAACACGTGCGACATTGTTCTCCAAAAGAACTCGGTCCTTGATGCAGCGTTCAGCATATGTATCCTCGAAAACTTTGCTCGAGAACAAAATATCCTCGAGATATACATAGCTCGCATCCACAACCCTAGCTTCCAGGGACGTCGATAAGTCCCAAGTGGGACGACACAACATATTCGTCCCTCTCCATCCTTGCCCAACCCTTTGTCTACGGGCAAGGATATTAACAATCCTACGCTTATTTTTATTTTTATTTTTATTTTTATTTACAATAGAATCCACTTTAATATTCTCGTCTTTACCAACTTCTTTGCTGTATTGATGCTAGGCGGGCTATTAACCCTTTGTACAAACCCAGCGCCAGGTCGGAAATTTTAACTTCGTGGAGAATCTTCCTCAAGCCTTCGGAATTGACTCCCCACCCGAAATGAGCCGCACCCAAGATTTTTCCTAATTACTCGGATGTTCGTCACTCATCTGTCTCAAAATATACAATTAAAAACACATACGATATAAATTTACCACTGCTCCATATCGTGCACATACTCTCTTGGCCAAATTTCCAATTCCAAGAGACGTCCCAACCTTAAAAAGGCGACGAAGGGACGAAGTTATCGTATGCTCTATTCCAATTGAATATGATAAGCTCCGGGTGTCCATCTGAATGGACGCGGATCTGCTACGTATAGCTGATCAGTAGAAGTTGGCCATGCTTAGCACTTGGGGGATTTCGCTCCCGACCCACGTAACGGATTTTCTCACAAATTGTGGGGTAAATTCTAACCCGGTTGCAAATACTACTCCAAAATGACTTCATTGGAGCGATTGTTAATTACAATTTCAAATCTTACTACGTTCGTATGATTAGTATGTCCCCTCATTAGGGAACAGTACAATTTAAACATATAAAATTGGCAACAAACCAATAACAATAAACTAATGTACAGGGTATAATTTATTTTTATAA